TGAATAAACCTTATATTAATTCTTTATACGAAAGTTGTGTTAAAGGAACACTTGATGATACAGGTGAACGGACTAAAAATTCATCTTTTAAAGTTTATATGGTTCAAATATCCAGTCTTCCACAATGGAAAAATTTAACATGGAAAAATTCAGATTTTGGTTATACTAAAGTTACCGAAGACGCTGAAGATGAAGAAGAGAATAAAAAAGAATTAATTAAAAAAGGTAGAAAAAGATTTGGGAGTTATCCTCAACAGGATTTACTATTTTTAGAAAAAGAATATGAAGATTGGGTTAGTCGTTATCCTTGTGACACAAAGAGTCAAGAAATATTATTTCAAGGTATTTGTTGTAAACAATTAGAAATTGATAAAGCCCAAAAACGTGAAGCTGATACTTCTAAATTATATAAAGATTTACAAGATATGATGGGTTCATTGAATATTAAACCTAATCAATCTGACGGAGATGGTTTAACTGATACTTTAACTTTCGGACAATTAATTGCTAAATGGGAAGATGAAAAACCTATTCCAGAACCCGAAGGAGATTTTAAGGATATTGATAAAATTGGGCTTTATATTGATGTATTCTTTAAAGGTCATTTAGCAAAAATGATGGAATTAAAAAATGGATATTCAGCGTTATATGATAAATTTATTGGTAAATATACAGTAAAGAAACCAGAGTATGATGGTGAAGACCCCACTTCCGAAGGTTTATTTAATAAAATATTTGGGCAAGCTGATATATGATTGAAGAAAGAAAAAAATCAATTCAAGAATTAGAAGCAGATAAAGCCCAAAAAGTAATGGAAACTGTTGCTTGGAGAGCAGGTTTCTATAGAGCAAATCCACATAGATTTGTAGAAGAAGTTTTAGGAATTACATTAAGATTATTCCAAAAGATACTTTTATTTGCAATGATGCATAATAATTATATTATGTACCTTGCCGCTAGGGGTCAATATTAATTGCATATTATTTATTTAAAGGAGATTTGTCGGATAATTACCGACCACTCCTTTTTTATTTTTTTATAAATAAGAAAGGGGTACTTAAAACATGAAAAAAATTTTTAACGAAGAACAAATAGAATTTATGAAACAACATTATAAGGATATGTCATATAAAGAAATTGCAGATTATTTAGGATTTACTGAAAGACAAATTCGTGGTAAAATAAATGGGCTTGGATTATCTAAATTAAGAAAAATTAAATCTGATTATTTTTCTACAATTGATACTCCATTAAAAGCATATTTTTTAGGATTTATTTTTGCCGATGGTTATTTGGTTTATAATCCGAATACAAGAACATATGAATTAGGAATAGAACTACAGGAAGATGATAAATATATTTTAGATTTATTAAATTTAGAATTAGGTAATTTAAATAATATTTATTATACTCCTGCAAAGAAAGTGACAATTGAAGGAATTGAAGCTAATCGAAAGCCCACATATCGTTTAAGAATTTATTCTAAACAAATTGTAGAAGACTTGATGCAAAAAGGAATTGTTCCTAACAAAACCCATCATATTTCTTTTCCTAAAATTCAAGAAGAATATTTCTTTGATTTTTTGAGAGGTTATATTGATGGAGATGGATGCTATTATATAGATAAATATAATTGTGTAAGTATACATATAACTTCTGCGTTTGATGGCATTTTATATTATTTGCAAAATAGACTTTTAGACTATGATATACAATCTTCTGTATATAAAGAAAAAGAACGTAAATATAGATTATATATTTATAGAAAAGATGATGTAAATAAATTAGTACATTTATTATATTATGATAATGTTGTTTGTTTAAAACGTAAATTTGATAAAATAAATAATATTCTTTTAGGCTCTCCTGCATAGAAATGTGCAGGTAATAAAGAACGGAAAATCGGTAAAGGCTAAGTATTAAAAATATATGCTAATACCGAGGTAAAGCACAAATAACGAAAAGGTTGTGGCTCACCGTAACGCATAGGATTGAATAAATATAATATCCCACGAGTCCGTTCTACCTTAACGTAAAGTCGAAGGTAAAAATGTATGCTAGACTGAATTGGAAATGACCAATTGATGAAAATGAGGGAAACCTCCAGAGTATAGGATAAAAAACCTATAGTTAATAACATTCGCAAGGAAAAACATGGCTTACAGCACTGTTCACGGTAGTCTATTGTATTTTATACCCTTCGACTAAAATTGTTATTAGTTCTGGTACTATTAAGCAAGCTAATGAGGTATTACTAAAAATAGAAGAAATATTTATGAAAGAATCTCCTATTTTACGACAAGAAATATTAGTATGCAAAGTAGGTCAAAATGATGCAATTGTTATCTTTAGAAACGGTTCTATAATTACAACAAGGGTCTCAAATGATAATGCTCGTTCTGCTAGAGCAAATATATTAATTATTGATGAAGCTAGATTAGTAGATAAAAATACTTTAAATACTGTATTAAGGAAATTTTTAGCTACTCCTAGACATCCTAAGTTTTTAGATAGACCAGAATATGCTAATTTACAAGAACAGTATCAAGAAAGAAATAAAGAAATTTATATGTCTTCTGCTTATTTCAAAAGTTCCGAACTTTATGAAAAGGCAAAATCATATACCGTGAATTTCTTTGATGAAACTAAAAAATATTTTATTTGTGGTATTCCTTATCAAGTATCAATTAAAGAAGGTTTGTTGATGCGTTCACAAGTTGAAGATGAACGTTCAGAAGCAGACTATAATGAGATTCTTGACCAAATGGAAATGGAATGTTTATGGTTCGGAGATACAGATGGAGGTTTATTTAAGTTTAATGATTTAAATCAAATTAGACGATTAAAGAATGCTTTGTATCCTTTAAACTTCTATAACGAAAGTATTCCTGTACCTAAAGTTTCTTTCCAAAATAAACGAATATTATCAGTAGATATAGCTTTAATGGCATCTAATAAAAGTAAAAAAAATGATGCTACGGCTATTTATATAAATGATGCTTTACGTGCAACAGATGTAACCTATCAAGCTAATTTTGTATTTGGACAAACTTTTGAAGGTAAGACAACAGATGAAGTAGGTTTAATTGTAATGAGATATTTTTATGAATATCAATGTACCGATTTAGTACTTGATACAGCAGGAAGTGGACTGGGTGTGTACGACTTTATTATTAAAGACCAGTATGACCCAGAAACAGGAAAAGTCTATAAAGCTTTAACCGCTAAAAATAATCAAGAGATGGCTGAACGCTGTAAAGTTAAGGACGCTAATAAAGTAGTGTGGTCGGTAAAAGCTAATACAGCTTTTAATAATGAAATTGCTATTTTATTACGTAATGGTATTAAAAATGGAAGAATTAATTTCTTAATACAAGAAATTGGTATTGATGAAATATTGGCAAAAAATTATAAACCATATAAAAGATTACTTCCCAAACAACAAGACGAGATAAAAATGTCTTATGCTGAAACAACAATGGCTGTATATGAATTGATTAAATTAAAACATTTTGTAAAAAATGGACAAATATCTGTTGTTGAACCTAGTGGTTTTAGAAAAGATAGATATTCCTCTATTGCTTATAACTTTTGGTGTATGCGTCAATTGGAATTAGAATTAAAACCTAAAAATAATGGTGTTGATAGTTTACTTAATAAATTAACAATCCGTAGAGGAACTTACGGTAAAAAATTAATATAAAGGGGGTGCTGTTTTGGCACGACAAATGAAAAGAGCAAAAGGGGCTTCAGCTAATACAGCACCTTCCTCTCCTACTATTAATCAAGAAAGTAAGAGAATGACTGCCGCTGAAGCCAGAGATTTTTTTAATCAACATTCTGAAGAAATAATGGGAATTAATTTTGAAAAAGCAGAGCAAGGTTTAAAATTATTAACAGATTTGCAGAAAACTACTACTAAAACCACAAATGCTTTTACAAAAGAAAATATTATTTCTTATTTAAAGAATGTTGGAAGTAATGAAGCTAGATTAAGAAATCTTTCGTGGTATCTCTTTTATCGTTCACAGCTTTATAGAAGACTTATTATTTATAATGCAACAATGTTCAATCTTGATGCAAGGTCTGCAATTCCTAATTATTCTTTAGTTGAAGATAATAATGCGGATGATATTATGGCTTCATATTATGAAACATTAGTAGCTATTGATAATATGGCATTACGAAGAGAGATGTATAAAGTATTCGTTACTTGTTTTGTACAAGATGTATTTTATGGTGTACATTTTTATGATGATACTGGCTTTTTTATTATGCCTCTACCTGCCGATTATTGTCAAATTAAAGGTAAATATATGAAGGGGACTTATTGCTTTGCAATGAGGATGGATTATTTTACTGGTACAAATGAATACATGCTTGAATTATTAGGTGAACCTTTTGAATCTATGTATAGAGAATATCAAAAGGACACTATGAATGGTAGATGGCAAATAGTTCCCGAAGAATATTCTTGTTGTTTAAAATATAGTTCTGAAGATTGGCAACTTCATATTTTACCCTTTATAGGATTATTACCAGATTTAATTCAATTAGAGGATGTTAAAGATATTCAAGCTATAGCTGATGCACAAGCTATTTATAAATTAATCTGGGTAGAATTAGAAACTATTACAGGTTCTAAAAATATTGATGATTGGAAAGTAGACCCAGAATTAGTTATTAAATATTTTAATAGGATGTTAAACGAAGCTTTGCCATCTTATACTTCAGCCGCTATAGTGCCGGGAAAATTACAAACAATTAATTTTGATGATAACGATACAAATGATGTTAACAGAGTTTCAAATGCAGTTAAGAATGTTTTGAATTCTGGTGGTGGTGGTCAAGTACTAAATTCCACTGAATTAACAGGTACAACCGAAGTAGAAACCGCTTTGAAAGTAGATACTGAATTTGCTATTGCTTCTCTTTTACCACAAACTGAAGCTTATGTTAATACCTTTTTATCTTATAACGTTTCTAATCCTTCTAAAGTTAAATTCTTCCATGTGTCTATTTATACACAAGATGAATTAAAAGAATCTTTAATGACTGCGGCTCAATATTCTTTACCCACTAAATTAGCTTATAATACCTTAAATGGATTTAGTGAGTTAGATACATTAGCTTTAAATTATCTTGAGAATGATATATTAGGATTACAAGATAAATTTATTTATCCTTTAAATTCTAGTTTTACATCTAATGGAGATGCCGTAGCTAATGGAGATACTGACCCCGTAACAGGTGGTAGACCAAGTAAAGATGCTAAAGATTTGACAGATGACGGTGAAGCTAGTAGAGAAAAAAGAGAAACGGCAAGAGGTTAATAATTATGAATAAAAAAGAGAAAAAATTATTTATTAAAACAACTGACCCAGATACTAAAAGACAATTAGAAGAATTAGGATTCCAATTAGTTTCTTCTGATTCTAGTGGATGGACTTTTTTAAATGATTCTAAAATTATTTTTGATAATAAAGAAGTTAAAGTAATACATACAAATACTTTAAATCTCTAAGGGCTAATAGCTCTTATTTTTTATATAATTCTAAAAGAAAGGAGGTATTAGCGTTTTGAAGAGATGGCTAACATTAGACAATTTATATGATTTTTATGTAAAACAAAATCAATCTGTCAGATTTAATGCCCAAGAAGCAGGTGGATGTTTGGCGGTTTTAGTTCCTGCTACTATTCAGACATTTGAAAAAGATGAACAATCTAGTCTTGTTCCAGTCCATTTAAAGGCATGTCATACAGAGAGAAATCGTAATGGTAGTAGTATTAAAGAATCTGTAATGAAATCAAGGTTATCTACTTTTCATAATAAGCCCATTTTAGCTTTTATACATAAAGTAAATGATGAAGAAGAATTTGGTGGGCATGAAGTACATGAAGAGAATGATGAGTTTGTTTATGATGAAATACCTGTAGGGGTCATTCCAGAATCTTGTAATGGTCATTTAGAATATGATAGTGAAAAGGACAAGACCTACGTTCATGTAGATGGATATTTGTATGGACAATATAACCATGCTCCACAAATATTAGAGCGAAAAGGCGGCGAGTCAAAAGTAAGTGTAGAATTAAATGTATATGAGTTATCTTATGATGCAAAAGATAAAGTATTAAATATAGATGACTTTGAATTTGCAGGTGTTACTATACTTGGTGTTGATGAAGACGGAAATGAAATTGGTGAAGGTATGGAAGGCTCAAATATCACCTTGGCTGATTTTAGTGCTAAAAATAATAGTACTATAAATGAAAAACTATTAAAGGAAATTGAGAAGCTTAATGCTACTCTTTCGACTTTTAATATAGATTCATCTTTAAAGGAAGGAGGAAAAACCGAAATGAAATTCGAAGAAATTCTTGCTAAGTTTGGTAAGACTTTTGATGATATTGATTTTGAATATGAGGATATGTCAGAAGAAGAATTCGAAGCAAAGCTTAACGAGTTATTTGCTGAAGCTGAAGAAACTCCTTCTGAAGAAGAGGATAATACTGAAGATGAAGAATCCTTTGAAGATAATTCCGAAGAAGGAACAGAGGATGTAGAAGCAGAAAATGACGAAAATAACGAAGATGAAGATAATGAAGAAGAATCTTTTGAATTCGCTCAAATTACAGGCTATTCTGTAAACTGTAGTGATGGTTCTGTTCATACATTTGAATTATCTTTAAATGATACAATTCAAGCCCTTTCTACTTTAGTTAATGATACGTATTCCGAATCAGATAACACTTGGTATTCTGTCGTTGTGTATGATTCTTATGTTGTCATGGTTGATTATTGGAATGATAGATATTTTAAACAGTCTTATAAAAAGCGGAAAGATGTATATTCATTAACTGGAGATAGAGTAAGTGTATATCCTACATTCTGTACACAGGAAGAACTTGACAGTCTTGATTCTATGCGCTCTAATTATTCAGCTATTGAATCTGAATTAAATAAATATAAGTCTATCGAAAATGAAGCACAAATTAAAAATGTTTTTAGTTCTCATGATTACGCTTCAATTCAAGATAATAAAGAATATATTACTTTCTCACAAGAAGTGGCAAAAGATTATTCTAAGTACAATGTAGCAGATGTTATCGCTAGATGTGATTCTATTCTTAATGAAGTAACAAAAACTAAGAATAGGGAATCTTTTACTGAAAGTAATGAGGGAAAGAGACATATTCAAGTAGTCCCTATGTTCGAATCTAGGACTAAGAGTAACAAGAAATCCAGATATGGAAATCTGTTTAAGAAATAAATAAATTATATATTAATATTATGAAAGGAGAAAAATCATGGCTATTAAATATAGTATTGATTCCCATAATGTAGCCTTTCCTTCTAAAGTTAGAAGTGGCATGTGCGGTCATGTGCTGAATTGCTACATTACTGAAGACACCGACAATGGTGAACTTGTTGGTGTTACAAATTGGCATGGTTATGATGAATATAATACCACAACTGCCCCTAGTGATTTTGCAGGTGTGATTCGTGGACAGGCCGCTAATGGTCATTGGTATATTGAAGTTACTAATGCAGGTTCTACTCCTGCTGTATTTATTCATCAGCCTGTTATTATTGCTGAAGATTTCACACGTAGTTTCACAAGAGAAAGCAATTTCTACAATCCCGCAGAATCCGTAGTTAAGGGTTATGTTCTGTCTGTTCTGGATATTATTGAAGAATCTGAAGTCATCTTCTCTGGTACTCCTGCTGTAGACAAGACTGTAACTTGGGACTCTTCTGCTAAGAAGTTTGTAGTTGGTGCTTAATCATCATTGAAGAAAGGAGGATAAAAAAATGCCTAGAATTATGAATTTTTCTACTCAACATCTGTCCAACGTTTTTTCTAATGATGGCACGGACAACACTTATGATTATGATGCCGTTCGCAATCTGATGTTTGACCTTGCAAATGGCGAAGATATTTTTGATGAAGACGGCAATAGGATTTCTAAGAGAGAAGCTAATGATAAGCTGAGAAAAGTTATTTTTGCAGTTCTTGACCTGCCCGAAAAGGCTACAAAGAGAGACCGTAAGAGAGCCTTAAAGAAACATGGCGCTGAACTGTTTGAAATTATTGAAGAAGTCGTAGACATGATTGTTGAAACTGGTTTCCATGAGAATGAGTTTTTCAATGATTATGTTGAATATAGGAACATTGCCGCAGGTGATGATGTTGAATTCTGGACAGATGAAAAGATTATTCTGTCTATTGCTCGTGTAAGCGGCGCACATCATGACTTTTGTAAAATAGAGTCCGTGTAACGTGAGTTGCATGAAAAAATACGCATTGAATTACTGGAAAGCCGTAAAGCTAATTAAACCACAGCATAATGATGAAAAAGGCATAAATGCGATGGTTGCGAAAGTAGAAAAAATTAATTAGATGGTACATGGTTAAACCCTAAATACTATATAAAAATCGGTAATCAGTAGCTAAGACCCAAATAGGGTAAAGTTCAACGACTATTCCGTTTGGCTATAAAAATATAGCAATAGAAGTACGGCCCAAGTGGGTGGGTGAAAACCCCTTAAATGGAAGTGGTGCGCTTGTTTGTTTATTAAACAAGAAGATATAGTCTGTTCACAAATGAAAATTTGTGGGATTTTTAAAATCCAACAGGGTTAACGACCCTTGATTATTTTTCTGTAATTATTATAAATAAAATATTGTGTGGTGATTTAAATTGTATGCAGAAGTGCTATGCGGAATTTATTGTATTGAAAATCTAACCACTGAAAAGAAATATATAGGTCAATCTCATAATATTTATAGTAGATGGGAGAAACATCAATCAGAATTAAATAATAATATCCATGATAATGATTATCTCCAAAAAACTTGGAATAAATATGGTGAAGACGATTTTATTTTTTATATTCTTGAAGAATGTGATGAATCAATGTTAGATGAAAGAGAAAGATTCTATATTGAAGTTTTCAATACTTTACAACGTTCATATGGTTATAATTTAAGAGAAGGTGGACAAGATAAAAATATATTTTCGCAAGAATCTTTGCAAAAATTGTCTAACTCTATAAAGAAATCATATGAAAATTCTGATTTAAGAGAACGTAGAAGACAAGACGCTTTAAATCAGTGGGCTAATCCTGTTATTAAAGAAAAAATAATGGGAGAAAATAATGGTATGTATGGTAAACATCATACTGAAGAAGCTAAGAGAAGAATGAGTGAAAAACATAAAGGACTACCTTCTCATAGAAAAAATTTAATTCCTGTAAAATGTATTGAATTAGATACTATTTATGATAATGCAACCGAGGCAGGAAAAGCATTAGGTTTTAATGGAAGTAATATTTTACAGGTATGTTATGGTAACAGAAAAACGGCCCATGGTTATCATTGGGAATTTATTACAGAAAAATAATTATAGTTAAACAAAAAAGTATTTTACAGAGACCTGCTGAAGGTCAGCCTTATACAATTCCGCTGTCCAGATATGGCGCCGCCGTGGGTGCTGATATTGACCGTTATCTCGTTGGGCAAGAGGACTGGGCTACTCTGGTTGGTATGATTGCTAAAGCCTTTACTATTAAGATTCAGA